GTCAATTCTTTTCGTGTCATGAGGCCAATTCCCGTTTCATAAACATTGAGCGAAACACATATATGGTCAAATCACACACTAAGATAAATAATTGAATTTTGGTATATCGCAAACTACCTAGAGATTATTGCGACGCTGTAGCCCTGTGCTTCCTCAAGAGAAGGAAATAATGCTTCTTAATGTGGCGCGGCATGATATTTGGCGTATTTTTTCAAAATATTTGGCTCAAAAAATGCGCTTTAAATGTGAGTAGAATCGAAATAGCCGTGTTCAGTACCATCCTCCTCAACAACCCTTACATCGCCGCCAAAGAATATTTCTATGGCACTCAAGATAAAACCATCATCTACACCTGGTAATGCCTCATGAATACGTGGCATCCATTCTTCTTCAGGAAACTTCTGTACGATGTCGTAAATAATGCTACCTGTGTTACTCTCTATCACTTTAACCACCCTAATGTTTTAGATATTGTAACTCAGCATGTTTTTTGGAGGGGTATTAAAGACATTTAGCGGGAGTTTGCGCTCTCAATCTGCAACATCATCCCGCCTTATCCAGTCTTTACAGTGTCCTTAAGTCAACCAAGGCACAACCACCAGCTCAACGCTACCCGCCCATTCATTACTCACCGCTACGCCTGCCTCGGCAACCAGCTGATTATTAACCAGCTTACGGCCAACTTGCTCTAATGAAGGGCCGACTACTAACTTAGTCGGCACGATCCCTAAAGGGCGTCCCTCATCGCTTTTAAACGCCTGCATCGCACCGCGTGCGCTGGTGTAGTTGGTCGCGTCTAAGGTCGCCTTAGAACCAAAAGCCATTTGCCATAAACCAAAACCTGCATTACCGCGTCCTCTAACGCCATATAAATATTCATCCCGCTTAAAAACATTTTCCTCCGTCTCGGCAGTCAAGCTTTGTAGGTTATAGGGGAGCCTAGGCTGAAATAACAGCGGCTTAATAGCGCGTCTGGTATCCAATAAAAACCAGGGGGAACCCGAACCGGCCTGCATGTTTGATACATTGACTACGCCTTCTTCTCCGCCTACCGGATGCTCGGTATCAAAGAAATATTTTTTATCGTAGCAACGGCTATCGAATCCATCAGCCAGTAAGGAAAACACAAGTTCATCCGGATGCTCCTCCGCAGCGAACCCCATTTCCTCCATTAAAGGCCCATAAACACCGTACAGATCATCTTCCACATCAGTACGTTTAACTTTAATAGTACTTTCGTACAGCTTATTTTTTACCGTATAGTCGTAGGCTTCCAGACTTTTAAAGACCCGGTCACCTACCCACTCCTTCAACTTAGGGAACTGCCCTAACCAAGCGTAGTTTGTTTCCGAGGTCGTACTGGGGATTACCATCGCGACTTCTTTATAGAGACTGGGTGCCGATAGAATCCCTTTATTGAAAGAAGCATTGTAGCCTTGAAACAGGGAGGCTATGTTTGTAGCGTTAATTATCATGTGTGACTCCTAATTGAGTGAATTCTTCTTGACTGTGGCCCAATGCATGACAGACCGCTTTTGCCGTCTCATCCAGATGAATGGAGCGTTCGTTTGCACCTCTAAGTTCCGACGCTAGGCCGCCTGTTTGCATACTTCGAACCCCTTTTAAAAAAGGCGAGATGGTCGCAACAAATTGATCAAACTTGCCTTTATCGTTATGACATAACGCCAAGGCGGTTTCTTTATGATGCGGTAGAATATGACCTTGTATAATCGCAAGATCGACGGACGTCGCCATCGCGGTTTCTTCTGCCTGCTGTTGAAACGCCATCGTGACGCTGGCTATAGTCTCTTGTTGGCTAACCTCCGGCTGGGTACTGCAAGCCTCTGGCTTCAAGTCGCGCACCGCCTGAACAATGGCCGTCATGTCGGCATTATTGGCTAGCCCTAACAGACTGCATAATTCAACCCTAGGGTCTTGGGCTTGCATATCGGCTCCTTGAGCACTGGCTAGGGCGGTTAATTCCAGGGCGGGGTTATTAGTCAGAGCCGCCCGCAATACCCGAGTCACCTCGCCGCTGGGCGTATGATTAAAAACCGGGCTGAGATAGCGGTATTCCTTGGCGTCTAAATGGGCGCTGGCTTTCGCCGTCCACTCGACCAGCCCCCAAAGGCCATCGGCCCGCGCTTGCAATTGCTTAATCCACCCTGCGGCCGGAGCCGGATGGCCGTTTTTCGTGGCCATATCAATTTGGTGGTCATAGTCCACCGGAATCGGCTTTTTACCGGCAAAAGCGGCGGAAGCCGCAATCACCGCGTCGGCATTATGCATCGCCCAAGGCCCACGCCCATCGCGTCCGCTAAACTCGCCGGACGGCATCAGGTGTATCCATTGTTCTTCTTGGGATTCATTAGCGGTAGCGGCCAAAGCCAGCGCTATACTTACCACACAGGAACCGATACGAGGTTGTGTTTGAGTACCATCCATTAGCCCACCTCCACCCAAACGCCGCTGCTGTCTAAATCGATCACCTTGCCGGCCACCGAACGCGTGCCAGTGCCGTCGGTTTTCGCTACGGTCTGGTCATCGACGATATAGCAGGATTTACCGATTTCCGTACGCGTTACCGCATCGCTATGATTACTGAAACGGAAGATGCCACGCTTCACCGTAATGGTTAACGCTCCGTCAGCGCCTGCGCTATTGTCGACTTGCGATTCGGCTCGGCCTGCGGCGGTCAAGGTCGTGGCCACTGATCCAGGAGCGGCATAGCCGGTCGCATTCAGGACGACAAGAGAACCCGCGTAAATCTTCTTTGCGGCGGCGACAGGATGGACGATATTATCCCCGTCTCGGGTAGGTGTGTTTCGGTCTTTGTTCAGTGCCATGGTTTTTCCTTCGTGAACGATTTTAAGTTAAGACTTTTTTACGTTTGTATCTTTGTGGTTGTTGATGATGGTGTTGATTCGGCGCTCGCTAAGCTCGTATTTGGTAGCTATATCGCCTTGCCTCATACCGCTTAAATAGTCTTCAACAATTCTATTGTCGCGATCGTTATTAAGTATCAAACGACCATTAGGAAATTTTAAATATTCACCACCATAATTTTTTACCAGCAATTCGGCTTTTTCTTCCCCAATAGTTTCTTTAATAATCGTGATCATGGCGGGGGGTACAATTATGGTTCTGGGTACGGATAAATGCCGACCGGCAAACCGAATAAACATCTTTAATGCAGCATCTTCGCCAATGATTTCGGCAAGGTCATCAATCAATTCCGGCCAATTTTCTCGTTTTATCTGAGCTAGTGGATTCATAAGATTCGTCAAAAGTGGATAGTTACGAATTCATTCTGAATGGCTATGGGATTAAGCGGTATCCGAAGCGGTTCGGAAGGGGGATTTATACAAATAACATTACGCATAATGCAAAATTGTTGCAGTATGCGCATTTAAACAAATGCTCAGAATTAGTTGTTTTCAATAGAACAGAAAAAATAACCGACGCTGTTTGTGATTTTGGGCATCATAAATGCTTTATAAATGTTTATGGTGGCCGTAGCCGTCTTTATGAGTACCAATGGCTTATAAAAACGACTTCGGCTATTTTGAGGGGGTTAAGCTTCGCTAATCTCCACGGTTGAATTTTTGTCCCTGTTTGCCCAAGCCAAGGCGGCATCATCGAAAATTTTTGTTGACTGGCCTAACAAATCGTATAAGTGCTCAAGCTGATACGTCAGGCAATCATCTTTTTCTCCACATTGTTTAAAATATGTGTCGTTGGTTTCAAGAACTGCCAGCGCAGATCGTGTCATTTTCTCGGCTTTATAAAATAATATTGAAGCCTCGTTCAGAAGATTATCAATATCAAGAGTAGAGGTTGTATCTTGTGGTGCCATTACTGGGCTCCTGTAAAAGGGATAATTTCGTTATTGTTCGGGTTATACACGTTGCTACTTGAGGCTCGCACTACCGGCACTTTCGGGCCTAAATCCTTAACCAAGGTATAGCGATAGCTGCCGTTACTGGTCAGTTTGCCGTCATCCACCCGCTCACGTGTCAAAAGACCGGCACACACCAGCTTATTCAGCCAGCGCCCCAAGTTGCTTTCGGCGCTTTTTTCGTTGCCATCGCATACGGTCTGCATCAAGTCTGCCAGCGTCATGCTCCGATTCTTTCGCAACACCCACCAAGCTCGGGCGCGTAGACCGCCCGTCATGGTGCGCGGTGCTTTTTGTCCTTTACGCATTGGCACTATTTAGCTCCTTTGCGAAGGCTCCGCATCGCATCCTCGCAAAGCAAATACCCCTTAACATCCGCCTCAACTAAAGCCGGTTTTTTCAGCTTGTCTGCCAACATTTCCAATGTGCTAACTGCCGATTTCATCAGTCGATAGCGCCCCCGCGATTGCTCAAGCACAAGCCTAGCTATGCCGTCATCCACCGACACCTCGCAGAGCTGCTGTAAATACAACTGTGTGTCTACCAAATTCGCTGGCTTAAAGTCCACCACCGCGCTGATACGGGTAGCGATATGCGCCAGTTTATGTTCTGCAAACCTTGGCTTTTCTGATGAGTGACAAACCAAAATCAGCAGCACTCCCGCCTGTTCCGCGATGCGCCGCAAATACTCAATCACATTGGCTTTATTATCAAGGCCATGCTGCGCTTCATCCAGGATGATAGGTGGACGCCGCTGCACCATTGTTTCATTAATCGACTTTTGCAGTGCAAAGCCTTTCAAGCCAGTAACCCCAAGCTCATACGCCAGCAGATCACGAATATAGTTCATAGTCATACCGGGTAAGCCCTCGATATAAATGGCGTTACGATCTGCGCCAAAATGATCGACAGTGCGCGATTTACCGGCACCGGGTTCGCCCGCTACCAATATCCCCATAGCTTCTCTAGCTGCCCCAGTTTCAACCGCTGTAACCACTGACATAAAACGATCATGATTGCTGGTATGTACGTAATTCAATTTCATGCTTATAATCTCCGTGCTTTTGATAAATGTTGTTTTTTAAACTTCCAGATGGGTGCAACCATTTGGAAGGTACTACCCTTTTTCTACCGCTTACCCTCCTTGCAAAAACATCTGGGTTTCTTGATAGCTCAGCTGCTTTTCGGCTGGTTCTTGCTTGTTAAAATCGCCTTCGATCACCACGCGCTTTAACGGCTCTACCGGCTCGCTTGGAATCACCGGCACCCGCTGCAACACCTCCCCGTCAATAACATTTCCACGCTCTGCATTGGCTATGTCGATTTTTGCCTGGCCGCGTTTTTCCATGCCGTTGATACGTTTCTCCTTCAGCGCGTCTTTCAGTGAAACTGGCATGCCAGCACGTTTATTTCCATCCCAAACCGCTTCACAAATGAAACGCCCCTGTAAATCACTAACCCATACCCGATTAGCATCGTTCAGATCATAAGCCACACGAACTGTAGTTTTATCCGGCAATTCTGCTAATGCTTGATGGAAATACACGTTATTAATCCAACGTACTTCCCCGCGATTCGGTACACGCTCGACAAAAGGTCGGTATAGGTTAATGATTTCATCTTCGCCCAATGGACAAGCCCAACGTTCATCGAAATTGGCGTGATAAACCTCCGAAGGCGTTTTTCCACTTAGGTTGCTATGTTGATGCTTAGTGTTATACCAATCGAACCGCGCCTCACAATCATCAATGAACTGCTGCCAGCTAGGCACAAACTCTGGTACTTCGCCTTTTGTCTTAGCGCGGCTAATGGCTTGAGTGTTCTTCCTTATCGTGTCGCCATCCATGCCAGTACCTTGAAAGGTTGGCATGGTTTTCGCTACCGCGATGGTGGTAATGTCCCAAAGCCCTTCAATAATGCCGCGCCCTTGCGGGTTTCCCGGAATGCCCGTTTCATGATGTACGCCCATTCGAGCCAACATCCCGCCAGCAGGACAGTCAATGGTTTTGGCAGTCTGGCCTGAACCGTTGTCGCTGTAATAAATTAAAGGCTTTCCATGTTTAATCATGCCTTTACCCAGCGCCTCTGAAACAGCAATCTGATTCTCAGACAAGCTAAACGCCCAACCCACAATAAACCGGCTAGCCGCATCGATAATTACCGTCACTTCCGGCGCAAACGGTTGACCGTGATCTGGATGCCGCACCTTGGCCTTGAAGGTATGTCCGTCGCCCACCCATACTTCATTGCTCATCCCTGACCAATCACGGCGGATAAATGGGCGCATTGCGGCCATTTCTGATCCTGTTGAACGTCCCATTTGCAACACCACCATCGGAACCTTATTTAACCGTCGATGAACCGTTGCATAGCTGGGGAGCTTCTCTTTAAAGCCCTGAGCCGTCCAATCGGTCTTAAATTCGGCATACGCTTCAGTTATCTGTGGTTTTTGAGGTTTGCGGTAGCAATCTAACATCATCGGCAACCACCACACGTCCTGCCAACGGGTTTCCACGCGGGTTTTCTTGGGGGTGCAATGGCCGTTATTTTTGGCCTCCGATTGCCAACGGGTCACTGATCGTGCGGAAACCTTGCCGATTCGCTCAGCGTTCGATTTGTCATTGCAATGCTTAACGGCGTACATCAAATCCGGGTGCAAATTGCCTACCGAATACCCCGAATTCAACGCCGCTATGGCCTTGTTCAGCCCGCCTTTAAATCCTCGGACAAACTGTAAAATCAATCGTCTGGAACCATCACGTTCACGCTGCTTATCGTCCAGAATTACCGTGGCTAGCGCCGCCGACTTATCAGAGGTATCAGCGACATCAGTTGGCGTATTGTTCGCCGTTATAATCGCCTTCGTGGTGTCATCCAGCCGCAATGTGGCATTCAGGCGGGATATGACGATTTTCTCTTGGATGTCTTTGGGTAAAACAGCTAAGTCATACGAGCGTTTTTTACTGGATTCTGATTCTAGTGAATAACGCCACCCGCTTTTGACTGCCAGGATTTCAACTGCTCTTTTGCTTTTTTCTAAAACATCGGCAATTTCTGCTAAAGTCGTCGGCTTATTGGTGCTCATGCTTTTCACCCAAGGCTTTTTTTAATCGAGCTTCATGCTGTCTTAATTCCGACTTCATTAGCGCTGCTTTGCCTAACTCGTATTCCAAAATTTCACGGCCTACCAATAGACGGACGCCCCGTAAATCTGCCATCCATTCGAGTATCACATGGGTTTCCAGAGCGGCTTCCAAGGCTGGTAAATACTCCAATGGGAATCGCCACTCTTCAGAGCTATACGCCAGCCAACGGTTAAGCATAGGTAGGCTAATTTTAGTACCCAGCAACTCGCTCATTCGCTCAACGATTTGTTCCCGCGTTAATGGCGATTCTTTAATGGTTTCCGCCAAGAATCTGCGCAAACTCAAGCCGACCTTAAAGGCACCGGCTTTATTTGGGATTGAATTTGGTATCTTACCCATGCAAAATAAATCGAGAGTTAATTGATCATATGGTTTCATGATGACCTCCTAATTAACTTTCACCGTTGACGGTACGGCTGGGGGGTGTAGACTGTAACGCACGGAAACCCCTTGGTTTTGCTTCACCGTTTTCGTAATATCGGCTTGGCCAAATTACTTTGGGATGTATTCCAATAGCATCGGCAATCCGTTGCTCTGCAATGGGAAGGCTAAAGCGCAAAGCCTTTGAAAATGTTCCTATGCCTTTTAAATTGTGGTGCTTGGCTAGGTTTACCATTGTCCAACCGGCTTGATGTAGGGCGGCAACCACGAATGAAGGGTGCCAGTCGGAAGTCGTTGATGATGGGTCTGTAGGGTCTATTTTTTGTGTTTGTTGGTTCATATTTGCTCTTCCAAATTGTCATTAGGGAGTAAATATAATAGGATTAAATTTAGTTCCTGTAAACAACAAAAAGAAATAAATTTGGTTTCGCGAAAAAACTATATTTAATCTCTTGGCTACTTGTAGAAACAACCTTATTTATCAATATATTATTGATGCGAATTTTTATATCGGCGCTTTTGCTGGAATTTCGCATCACTTAGGAAATGATGCGAAATGAAAATTAGCGATAGATTGCGACTTGTAAGGGAGCATTTTGACCTTACTCAACCAAGTGCGGCGACTAAATTTGGTATCCCTCTTGGGACTTATAAACAGTACGAGAAAGGCCCGAGTGAGCCAGGTGCGGGAGCGTTACGAGGATTGGCCGAGGGTGGCATCAACATCAATTGGTTGTTGACTGGTGAAGGCGAAATGCTGCTATCCGATCAGGCCAAGGACACGGAGACTGTTACACATACTTCTATTGATACCTCAATGTTTCTAAAAGTATTGGAACGACTATCGGAGGATGATTTTAGATACAAATCACTTAAAAACCCTTATATAGGCTACTTTGCAGCACTTATTTACAGCAGGGTAATGTCTAAGAACGAAGAACATCGAAATGCAGAACTAGAAGCTTCCATTAAAGAACTTAATTTAATCCTAACAGACCAAGGTGTTGAGCGTACAGAAATAGCGATATCAAGATTACAAGACGATCCTAATTTTTCGCTGGATAGCATAATTTCATTGAAAAAATTGAATGACCATGAAATTGCGCTTCTAGGTACGGCACGCGGAAAATTCGCAAATCGAATGTTATCGCCTGGAAGTCAATTAGAAGTTGAATTTTTGAAGGGTCTTGCTCTATCAGACGACAGCGACCAAAAATAAACATGCATTGCAATAATGTGAAAATAAAAAAGCCAAAATTATTGCAAATTTTGGCTTTTTTTGGTGTTTCTTAGCCAAATATATTGAAAGCTAAGTAATCGATTATTCATTCTTCAAACCCAGTCATTCCGCTATGTTCTGGTTCATTCCCTTTCATTTCGTTACTTAGCCAAATATATTGCTTCTTCACATTAATGTGGTTATTTATGACTGTAACCATTGCCGATATCGCAACAAAGAAAAAGCAGACGGATAAGCATTCGCACCTATTCCTCAGTTATTGCAAAAAGCCTAATATCTGGCTTAGTTGAAAAAATG